TTTACTAAGAAATTTTTCTGTGTTAATAGTGCTCCAATTACTTTCGTTTGAAACTGAGGTCCGTATGCTTGTAATTTTTGTAATGTTGTCATAACTTTTTAAATTTAATTAAGAGAATTTATATAACCAAAAACTTCTGTAAGCCAATTATCTACGTTTGGTATGGATTCTCCCAATTTATCATTTACGTATATTTGGTGAAATAGATACTTATTTAATTCATATGAATCGTTAAAAGCATCTTTTACCAATTGTTTATTTTCAGGTGATAAGAAACTTCCATCTAAAGACATTAATTTTCTATTAATTTCTAGTTGATGTCTTCTTTCCACTACTGATAAATATAATTTATTTTCATCTATTTTATTAGCAGATGACTCAATAATATCACTTAATTCAATTTTATTCTCACTAATTAATTCAGGAAATAATTTAAGTAATTTAACAGGTCCTAAACCTGTAACCCCAGGAATATTATCAGATTGATCACCCATCAATATTTTATAGTTAAGAAAATTATAACTACTAACACCGAATTCTTCTAATACATCTTTTGGTTTGTATACTTTCTTTTTAACGGGGGAGTATACTTGTACTTTATCTGAGATTAATTGTAAGAAATCTTTGTCCGCAGACATGATTGTTACGCTTGTTGTCTCATTATACGCCTGGAATTTATTTGATAAATAACCAATAATATCATCTGCTTCTAAACCATCTATACCAATAACAGTAACTGGAAGGCATTTAAGATATTGAATTAATCTTGCCATCTGGTTGTTTATACTCTCTGTTTCTTCTTCTTTTGAAGAAAAAATAGAATAATTTGTCATGCGGTTAACATGACGATTTGCTTTATACTCAGGGTATAAGTTTCTTCTAGCACTCGAACCACCAACACCATCAAATACAATTACAACTTTAGTTGGATTAAGCATTTTAATTGCATAACCAATTGATTTTAAAAATCCAGTTAGACCACCAATGTGGTGGCCATTTGGATTAATATGATTAATCATAGTAAACGACCTCAAGAATGTATTGAGGCCGTCTATGATTAAAATTGAGTCTAATTGTGTCCTAGTGTCTGGTTGAATACTTGAGATTAGATCAAAGTATTTATTCTTGGACATCTACTAAGTTTATTTCTTTAAAGTTTTCTTCCATTTCATCTTCCTCAACGATATCAAAATCAGCTGATCCTAGAATTTGTAGCCACTCATGTGAGTGATCTTTTTTATAGGTATCAATTGCTTTTTTATCATCAGGGATGAAACCATGAACTGTCATTGTAACAGTACCCTTTGTTTGTACACCTGTAACGTGATTTTTATCAGCAGATATCTTAGTACGTTTAGCAAATTCAACGTCTTTACCATCTTTAGTTGCTTTAATTTTGCTAGTACCACTGTTTGATACGTTACCAAAAGTAATTACAAAAGATGAATCGAAGAACATTGTATCACCACCTTTATTTTTCAACTTAGGTTGTTCCATAGGTGAATTTGGTTTTGCAACCCACACCTTATTAACTGCTACAAATGTATTTGTATACGGTTGATTTTCTTTACGAGATAAGATAATCTTTTGGTTGATAAAGTTACCAAATGTTTGAGACATTGCTCCAGCATTCCACTCATTGTTATTTTTATTTGATTCAACAGATAATCTACAAGGAATTGATCCTACTGAGTCCCATAGGAATAGTAGATCAAATGGTAATTTTCCTGCTGCTTGTTCACTTAACAAATCAGCTACGAAAGCACCTACATCTTCAATTGTGTTTAATGAACCTCTATCTACATAAAGGAAAAAACCTTTATAATCAATAACTTCACCTGTTTCAGGATCAGCTACAGATGTTAGTTCAAAACCCATTTGTACAGCATGTTCCCAATTCCATTTCATCTCGGTGATGATAAAAACTGGCAGCACACCCATTTTTTGTGCAGATACTGCTGCTTCCAACATTGCTGTTGTTTTACCTGTATCTGAATGGCCACGTAACAAGGTTATATGGCCCATAGGAATACCAGGAATAGACAATACATCTTGGAATGCTTTTGAAAGTGGAATCCACCTTTGTGGTTTAAATTTAACAGATTGATCTAAGAATTTAGATTTCTTAAATGCATCAATGTTAAATGATTTCTTTAACGATTCGGATACAACCGTCGTTAAACTGTCTTTACTTTTAGCCATTTTAGCCATTATTTATTAATCATTAAATAGTGAATCAAACTTATCAGTTGCTGTTGCTCTTGGTTTTACATCCAAAGAGTAAGGTTGAATTGGAGAATTGAGTTCTTTTAAGAAATCATCTTCCTCATCTACAATTGATGTTGGAGTTGCTTCCGAAGTTGATTCATCTTCAGGAGATAACCACTTTTGCAATACATCCTTCAATGCATCATAAGTGTACTTGCGATTAATAGCTAAGATGTCAGGTTGTTCATCTAATGATTTAGTTACAAGTGCAGCATCATCAGAAATTGGGGTGGATTTTGGTTTTGGTCTTAAAGTACATTTAATACCCTTTCTACCAGCAATTACATCTTCAATTGCTTCGCGATACCCATTAATTGGTCATTAACTAATTTACCAACTTCCCATAGACGTACACCTTGACTCTCTTCACCGCGAACGATTACTGGAGCAAAATAGCGTGTTTTAGGAGAAATTTTGTTGGCTAGAGTCCAATCATCTTTATCAGATGATTTACGTAGTTTCTTAGCAAAATCTGTGATTGGGTCTTCTTCACCCCAGTTACTTAGTGCTAAGATTGGTCCTTTTGAAAAACCATAGTGCATTTGAACTTCGCGCAATGGCCACTCTTTTCTAAAAGTGTTTGGGACGATTCTGATCTGGTGTTTACCTGCTTTTGGTTTCCAGAAAATTTTAGTGTAGTCGATTTTTTCACGACCTGCGCCTTTGTTGGCGTTCGCTTCAAGCTTTTGCTTGACAAAACTTAAATCCATATTGTTTTTGTTTAATTGTAAGTCGTTCTATGAACGGAATATATTGTGAATCTATGATTCTAAATTTGGCCCTCCAAACTATTTGTTGAAGTCTATTATCTTATGGATTGATGTATCTAATCGACGTAGGTCAGGACCATCAGTTAATAAAATACAATTTTTATAGTCATTCCAATTTACGATGAAATTTTTGTCCATCACACCATTATTTAAAGTTCTTATTAAAGTATTAAGAGCATTAATAGTGTACAATGTATTTGATTCTTTTTTACGATGTAACAGGATAGTATTGGCCATCGGCGCATCTTGTACGTTGCCCGAGTCAATATTATAAGTACACATCAGTTCTTCGCTTTGTGGAGATTCAAGAATGAATATTTTATTAAAGAGAATAGCGTAGCGACGATTGATTGTGTTAACTGTATTTTCCAAATCCAATGGAGTTGTAAATGTACAGAATAATTTATTCAAGTCTAATTCGTTTAGTTGTTCCATGATAAATATTTATATTTTTTCCAAACCGTGATACGATTGGCCTTGTTTAATGGTTACTGGATATTTTAATGTATTTATTATATCCGAAATTAATTTTTTATCTTCTTCACTATAATCAAATAAGAAAGCATCATAAGTATACAATACTAATTTTGTTTTCCTATCTTCTAATTTACTTAATACTAATCTTAGTAATTCAACATTGGTTGATGTTTCTTTACTTTGAATTATATAATTAAATAACTTTGATCGAGTCATATCAGCGTCAAACATAAATATTTTATTATCTGTCACTAAATGCTTTCCATATTGGTACGTATCCCACATACCATCTATAAACATATCTACTTCTTTAAAGAAGGGTTTGTTTTTATATTCAGCCCAAACACCACCATATAATTGTTTGAATGTTAATTCTTTAGCTTCTTGTTGTGTTACACCTAATATTTCACCCAGATATTCATATGTGTTTCTATTTTTAGGAAACTCAAATCCAACTAATTCACCAATTAGTCGTGGGTGGTAACCCTGGAAATCAATTTCAATAAATTTGTCATTTTCAGATTTAAAACACATACGTTCACCATCATCTTTATTTAATGCTGCGAAATTAATGCTATTAAATGTGTTAGATGGGCGTGAAGTTGTGGTATATAAATTGTATTGAGTGTATACTCTACTGCGATTTAAACTAAATTGTGGGTTTGTTAACTTCCCATTGTAGTAGTCAATGAAGCAGTTTTTATCGACCATTATGCCGTTTTTTTCAATATGGTAAAATACATCTACCGTGAAAAAATTTTGAAAGCTAAATGCCTCGTTAGCTAGTGAATATTGCTTAATAATAGGTAATGCAATGTCGAATATAGCCTCACACATTTCATAATGTTTGCTAATTGGTATTAGGCAGTTAACATTAGATAATGAATAGTGTTTACTATAGTAAAAATTAATACAAGTATTGTCTAATGATTTAACATCAATAGGTTCAATAAAGTTTACATCATATAATTTATCAGACAGTGGATATAAGTAATGTAATGCTTTTTTCTTATCCAATGTCCATAACTTATCTGTGTTATTTAATAACCAATCAGTTAGTTCTGGTTTGTCTATACCGAATGATTCATTGTGATTTAGACAAAATATGTATCCCTTTTTATCTTTAAGTGGTCTGAGGTATATTAAACTTAACTCAGTAAGAGATGGATGGAAATTGTCATTGAACGGGATGAACCGAATGAAGCAATCTCCAAATGCGCGAGGCAGTTGAGATGATTTTTCAATAATATAAAACATAACCTTTTTTTTGTAGACTTAAATATAATATAAAAACTCTGACTTACAAAAGTTCATCTTGAAGATAAAGTTTTATTCCAGACATTTTCTTATCTGCTTGTTCCACTTCGTCTATATCAAAATAACCACCAGCTACATGGCCTTGTGAATATATAGTAAAGGTTAATGCTGTTGTTTGATATAGAGGATTATTTTTAACCTTATTATATGTAGTAACATCTATTTCTTTTAAATAAATAGGAACCGTGTGGATGTATTTAATAAAGTATCGTAGTATGCTGTCTTTTTGATAATCATCTTTAGTAGAGGTAAATACATATCCTTTAATATTATTATCTTTAACTAAACTAGACGCTAATATTAATGGTTTGGCCAACCCTGTATATACTTTCCCAGGATATGCTTTACCCTTTACTTCACAGTAATATCCTACATAGGGATTATAATTAGAATCTAAATATTTTTCCCCTATTGTATAATTTACTTTTGCTATATTTTTAGGTGCTCTCATTATCCAATTAATTTAACAGCTTTATTATAATTAGATTTAACATTTTTAAACTCGGCTGTAGATGGTTCTGCAGACTTATCTCCTTTTACCCACTCTCTATAATACGTTCGAACCCAAGTGTCAACATCTGTTACATTTGTTCCTTTAGTAATATATGTAGTAGTACCTCCTATATAAATTCCTCTTTTTTCAACATTACCCACAACAAAATCTGCTCCAATCTCTGGAGTAGCGAATGCTGCAAATCCTCTTAATTTATTAGTCTTATTTTCTTCTATATAAACACTTCCTATTATAGAAGAATCATATTTAGCAGCCCACCTAGCACTATCTGTTTGCACCCCATAAAAATTATTATTAAATCCTTTTAAATTATCTCCGCTTCCTTGTTCAGAAATAGATTTAGCCATAACCGCTATAGCTACATTTTTATTAAGACCTTTTTGAACTAAAGTTTTTAAATATGAAGCTAATGTAGTTTGAGGAATTGTAGTTCTTTGGTAAGCAACAATTGGTTTTTCAGGATAGTAATTTTTAACTCCATCAACTATTGTTACTTTTCCACCTTTACCTGTTGTAATATTAGGAGTAGCACCTGTAACTTTACTTCCTTTTAACGTAACATTAAATAAATCTCTTTCGGCACCGTCTGGGTCTTCTAAAATAATTGTTTGTCCCTCTAATTTAGTTGTCCAACCATTATCATTAATTGTATGTCCTATACCTGTTAAAATATATCCTAATTTTCTACCAATACCTTCATCTGCATCAGTTTTATATCCTCTAGGAAGTAAATCTGGATGGATATTAAACATATGGCCTATAATTAGATTTGATATACCATCTATTTCTAATGATAGTTTTGTTGGGATAATTGCTTTGAATTTAATTGGATTTTTTGATAATGCTCTAAAAATTGCTATAAGATCTCTAAGAGCGCCTTCATATTTAGGTGCTACATCTACATCAAAATCTGCTTCAAAATCAAATATCCAGCTTTTACCCATCCAACTAATAAATTCATATATAGGTAATAAATTAGTTAATAAATTTTCTAACTGAACCCCAGTATCATTATCACTTTTATTAGTATTCATAGCACTCATTGTTGGTTTTAAACGGTCTTTTACACCTTGGTTAAAACCAACCATAGTATCGTTTTCTAAACCTAATTGACCACCCCCTTTTTGGGCTCCTATTGCTACAATAGAAGATTGCTCAGAAAATATTTGTGATTCTAATGAATAGTTTCTTACAGTAGAAAATAAACCATTATATTTTCCGGTTGGTGTTCCATCTTCTGAGTAAAATGTAAATGCATTTTTATAAGCATCTGATTTGGTTTGAGTATCTACAAAGTTAATATCTATAATTCTAGCTATAGAATCGAGTGGATCAACGTGTATATCAAAATTGTTTACATTTCCTGTTGCAGAAGATATATCTGCTAGCATTTTCTTTAAAAAATCATACAGGTTAATAGTATTTTTTTCAGTTTTATCTCCTCCTTCTAATCCAGGATCTTTACTTATTTCTAATAAATAACGTAAATTAACATATATGTTTCCTATTTGACCTAAACCTGCTTTACAAGCAGCATCTGGTGTGCCATTTTTATCTGCTACAGAAAATGGATTTAAATTATCCATAAATGCAAGATCACTAGCAGCAGATTCTTGAGCATCTTTTACTTCTTTTATTTGTTTATCAGCTTCAATTTGAGCAATAGTTGCAGCTTTTTTTGTTTTAACTATATTTAAATCTGTTCCTTTTAAATTCTTTAAACTTAAAGAAATACCTTCTATTTCTGATTCTGTAAGAGCTGCATCTAAAAAAACCAGAAGCTCCTTATTTACTAAGCTTATGTCATCCTCTACAAATATCTGTAAATCCTACAGTGTGTTTAATTAAAAATGA